GAAACTCTAAGGTGAAAGTGGGTCCGAACCACACGAGTAGTCTTAGACCGGACGATCCTAAAATTTGATCACCTCTTTGCGAACCGGATTGTGTCTAATTTTATATTGATTATAACAAAAACACAAAAGCCAAAAACAACTGATCACCTGATCAACAAAAGTCCTGACAAAGGCATCATGGGGGACAACTTAAAGAGCAACGCCCCCGATGGGAAAAGCCCGGCCGGCCAGGGCCTGGTGATTACCCCACCCCCCGTTTTCGTTCCAACAGGAGCACAAGATGATCCTTCTTATGTCAACTCTAGCGGCCAGCGTGTGCCACAGAAAACTTGGCAAGAGAAGAACCGAGATAATAAACCGCCTCACTTTGATAATCCCGATAAAGTGAGTAACGGTGGGCCTGGAAAAGGTCCAAACCGACAAGGGAACGGGAAACAACATGGACCGCCGGTCAATGTAACAGTTAGTTTCCCTCCACCTATTGCTGCCCCTCCAATTCCGCCTGCAGCACAAAATGTCCATCTTGAAAAAGGAATTGATTATACCCCACCCGATAATATTCACGTGAATTTTCAGACTTCGAGGTTGGGTCCAATAATACATCAGTGTGTTGCCATATATGGCAGTCTCAAAGCAATGCATAATTATTTCCAGGTTTGTTACGGCAAGCTATCATTCATTGATTGGTTTAAGGGTTTATTTAAAGGCCCGTTGATGAATTTTATCGGAATGTTTGCTTCAACAACATGGAAACAAACAATGATGTACTTTTTAAAACTTCTTACAAATCCATTCATATTGTTGGTGTTGTTCCGGTATTTAACCAGAACTTTAACTCTTAAAACAACATTAGTTAAAAGAGTGACACTCGATAATGCCGTTAAAAGGCACAACCAAAACACAGTGGTTCAAGAAGTTCCCACCACTTTTACAACATACGACTATGATTTTTCATATGTCGGTACTGGTTCCAGTTTGGCCAACTATTTACCCAGTTCAGCCCTTTCGTGGGTTGAAAATATTACTGTCTATCTGGACCCTATTACTGAAGTTCCTCTTACTGAGGTGGTCAACGACGAACTTCTTTATTGTACAATGACCCCTAAAAACATGTCTGGGCATCTTAGCCTTACGACATCATTACAAGCCATTGAGCGAACTATTAATAATAGACAAGACACCAAAACTAATGTCCATGATTTTCATAATCACAATACGATGCGATCAACAACGACAGTCGCCAAGTATATCGCAATCGATTCCAATCGACGAGTTTCCAATTTGGGTTTTCACAATGTCTCCGGCACCCTAAATTCCAATATGGTTATAGGATCTTTGGGTTGCCACCTGAGCGGAGACCGGCCATCCCAGGACAACCTAAATGGACTTTCAAAAGCTTTATCTCAGGTGCAGTCCGTGAAAGAGTCTCGAGGTCTCGTGCTGTACGTAGAACTCTTGGCTGTCATGTCCATGGTGCTTTATTACCTTTCCCCGATATTGCAGACCCTTTGGGTGCACTTGCCGGAGAAATTAAACGCTCTGCGGCGTCGATTCCGCTCAATCGGAGCGGCGCGACTTTCATAAATTCTACAATTTACGGGCCTGGTCTTACCAACATGACCATAAACCCGCACATAAATATAACGTACTCGGATGTGTCTCATGAGTTCGTTACAGAAATGTTGGATACCAGACACTATAATGCCATGTTCGAAATGGCAAAAGCGCACGTCCCGCTAATAAATCTACCTGAAACAATGGCTGTACTATGGGACTTACGCAAACATTGTGTTGAATTCGCAATGACTTTCCCTCAGATTTCGCCTGATTTTGACGATTCACTCGAGCACTGGCTTGACCAGACCTCTTACACTCAAAAAGAGAAAGATAAATTAAGAGAAGAGATCGCACAATCTGATAAAATATTAACTAAAGACAGACAATGTAAATGTTTTGTCAAGGCAGAATCATATCCCGAAATAAAATATCCAAGGCCAATTAAGAGCCGGACGGACCGATTTAAAGCAAAAATGGGCCCTATTTTTCAGGAAATTAATAACTTATTATTTTCAAATACTAAATGGTTTATCAAGAAGATCCCTGTTGATGAAAGAGCAAAATTTTTATCGGAGATTCTTGATATGCTAGAGGATTTTATTTGCACAGACTTCACGTCGTTTGAAGCACATTTTATCAATTTACTTATATACTGTATAGAAATGCCCCTCTACTACTGGATGGCCATGAAGCTTAAATGTGCATCATGGTGGTTGAATGAACTCGAAACTTTAATGAAAATGAATGTATGCAAGTTCAAAGACTTTATCGTCTGGTGTATGAGTCGTGCATCTGGTGAAATGAACACGTCATCCGGAAACGGATTTTCCAATGTATGTTTATACACATATGTTACCCGTGTCAAATCGGCCACAAAACAAGCTGGCTCATTCGAAGGTGATGATGCAAATACAACTACACGGCCAAAGTCGGCAGCCCCTACAACAAAAGATTTCGAAAAATTAGGGTGGTCGTGCAAGTTGGAAAAACATAAAAAGTTCGAAGAAGCGAGCTTCTGCGGACTTGTAGCCGACCTTGAAGACCTGATCACCGTATGTGACGTAAGGCAATACATTGTCGAGTTTGGTTGGACAAAACAACAATACCTTGGTGCAAATGATATAACCATCAGGGCCCTTATTAGAGCAAAAGGCTTTTCAGCTGTCTACCAGTATAGGGGATGTCCAATAATTGACGCTTTGGGTCATTATGCCCTTAGAGTCACCGATTCAGATGAAGTAAAAAGAAAATTCCAGAAACTTTTAGATAAAGGCAAAATGTGGGAAAACAGATATAAGAAACAAATGTTTCAACAATTACATGAAAAACACAAATTGTCAATTCCCACAAGACAAACTACACCTATCAACACCCGAATCTTAGTTGAGAAACTTTATAATGTCAGTATTGCACAACAAATCACCATTGAAAATTACTTAGACAACAAGAATGACATTAGTCCCCTTGAAATTGATTTAGAATTTCCAGAAGTCTGGAGATATATTTGGGACAACTTCACTGGAGTCGAGGAGGAAACACAAACTTACCTCCACAAGGAACTAGAAGAATTCAGGAAATTTGCGACTAATTTCCCTGGCATACTCATAGATTTCTAGATCCTCACCTTGAGGCGTACAATAAAAGACGGACCTTATAGGCCAATTTGCTCTGCATTGGATAGATAGAACCTATTCGGTGATTAGCTGCTCGTATAAAATCGTGGGGATGCGACCTACGTTTCGAACCAGTGACCATTGATGGGAACATATTCCTTTACAAAGCATAAAGTGCAGAAGTCCCCTCTTGGATGCGAACCAACATTTGACGCCAGATTC